GGGCAGCCATCTTTTACGTAAGTCTCCACTGATTTTATTTACACCTACGTCACCTTGCTGCCCAGAATAATATTTAGCCCTAATATCTTCTATGAATCTATCAGCAGCTAATGTATAGTTTTTAACTACAAGTCTACGGAACTTACTGTTTTTCCTTTCTAAACTTTTAATAAGTTTACCCGGATTTTGTACTTCAAAAGAAAAAGACATTAGTAAAGCACCTGCCTTCTGAATTTATTAATTAAAGAACGAACTTCAGGTTGTAAATCGTTGTATTGATGTTTGGCTGTTGGCATAGCTCTGCGAGAAACTTTATCCTGTTCTACAGAACTATTTTCAAAGTCGCTTTTAGTTCTTACATTGTAAGAAACTTGTATGTCGCATGCTGTTGCAATTTCTGGGTAAACTTCTACAAAAGATTGGCTGTCTACTGACGCTAATGTGGCTGAAATTCCATTAGAAAGACCGTCTTCTTCGCCGGATCTAAGGCCAAGAGATTCGGCTTGCTTAAATACTCCGTACAATACATCGACAGTCATAACATTAGAAACTGTATTAAAAGTTTTTATAATTCCAAATGCTCCAGACTCTAAGCCTTCTATAAAAGAATCTACAGGGAAAGTTCCAATCACTGATGTTAACGTATACGTAGATATTGAGGTAGTAGTCGCTACTCCTCCTATGTATGTTGCTTTAAGACCACGTTTAGCGGGGATCTGAGCGTATTGCAAGACTATAGAATTTCCTGACCTACCTACAAAAGAATTAGACAAAGCAGTTTCGCTTCCTGTAAATTCTCCAGTTGGGTCAACTGAGACTGATTCTATATCGGAAATTTCTGGGGCTCCTACCCAAAATTCTCTTTGACTTACATCATTATTAAAGTATTCTGTGCGAGAGATCTTTTCAAATTTTCTATCGAGGTATGCTTCTATGTTAGCAGATACCGCATTGATGTATGTAACAAGAATACGGCGATCTTTAGCACTATTATCGTCTAGGCATAAAAACCTTCGTGCTCTTTCGTAACTTGTTAATAGCATATTAAATCCTTATTCTTATTTTATTAAAGTGAGAGTGACCGACTCAGATGCAACTCAAAGCCTGCCACTCTCGTTTAGCAGTTCAGTGCTAAGACTTAAACGGAAGCAGTACCGCCATCAGAAACATAATCCAAAGCAAATGCCACTGTTTCTTCTTGGGTTACAGGTGCAAGTCCGTCAAACTTACCGAGTAAGACTGTCACGCCTAGCTCGACTGTATCTGTGCCGACTGTTGAAACTACTCTGATGTATCGTTCAAAGTTTTTAACTCTGATGCGACCTACAAAGAGAGTCTCGTGGTTTGCTGTAGTGATTTGAGCGAAAGCAGCTCCAGTGATGTCTGCATAAGCGTCAGCTACAGCATCGTCCGAAGACTCCTGTAACTTAACATCTGCGGTTCCTGTTGCTGTTGCTGTGCCAGCGTTAAGAATTATGAGTGCTTCATCATAACCCCTAGTGTCAATGCCGTCGCCGTTTACCGCAGCAACTGCGTGGTCTTGGGCTGCAATACCTACTTCGGCTTTCAGTCCTTCTTCTAGTGCTTGTATCATTTTATTTCTCCTGTTGAGAATTGAAGTTTTAATTAATCAAAGTTGCCCTATACATCAGTCATTGATGTATAGGACGGACGGTCTTTATGACTTATAAGTCATCAGAGGCAGTCATCGCATCAGAAATAGTTGTGAAACCAGTTTCGTCTTTGATGTTTGAGTCTAAGCCTTGGAAAGCTGTGATCCAGATTTGTCTCTGAGTCATTGCTGAACCAGAAGCATTACCTGCAACATCAGATGCTTTGATTTCAAAACCTTCCCACATACCTACTGTAAGTTGGCTCCAATCACCAAAGAATACGTCAGAACCAGAATTACCAGTACCCTTAACTGTAGTGTTACCTAACAAAGTAGTGGTTCTGATCTTGTAGCCTAATGTAGCTTCAAGTTCTGCGTGGCTCATGATAATATTGCTTCCACTAATCGGTTGTCCTGTTCCTGAAGGTTGTCCAGAAAACTGTGCTACTCTTTCTCTTAACATGTAAGAAAGAACTTCAGGTCTAACAATGTAACCTAAGTTACCGTTAAGCATGTTAGCAACATCGATGTTCATTGCCATTTCAGCAGCTTTATCGATAGTGAAACGCCCACCATTTGTACCAATCGCAGCAGTAGCAGTCAAGCCGCTAAAGTTAGAGATACCTCTTGGCACTTTGTCCGTCCCAGAGCCAGTTAAAAGGGCAGTATTAATACCAAGGCCGAAAGATTTAACTAACTCACCGCGAATTACGCCTTCAATAGTATTAGACGACTGGTGCATAAGTCTCCGAGAAACTTTGGTAAACGCTGCAATAGTTTTGGGACGAAGAACAATTTCTCCAAAAGTTGTTTCACTTTCAGTAGCTTCTTCTTCTTCACCAACCCAGTATGCAGTTGGTCTGCCGGTAGTTTTTGGAATAGGTAGCTCGCCTCGTAAGTTACGGAGAACAGTTGGCCCCATCTCAAATACAGGAGTGTTAGCCACTGCTAACTCAATAAGTTCAGATGTATGTTCTTCTGGTATTAAATACCCACCTGCTTCGCCTGACTGAGCATTGTTACTTTTGAGTTGTGCAGTTGCCTCAACAACTTCTTTTTCGTAACCTGCATCGTCTGCCCATTTACCGTTGACTTGTGCTTTAACACATTTGGCAAAAGAGAACTCTTTTTTCTCAGAACCTTCTAGGCCTGAAAGAGAAGCTTTTCTTTTACCCATTTCTTTTAACTGTTCAGCCATTTTTTCGTCAAAACTTTTTTCCATTGCGGAAAGTTCGTCAGTGGTAGCTACGCCTTCTTTGGCCTTTGTAAGAACTTCGTCTTTGAATGTTACGAGGCTCTTTTCTATTTCTTTTAAATCGATTTTCATTGTGAAAAATCTCCTTTTAAGGTTTAGGATTATTAACTGGTAAGTTAATCTTCCAGTTGTATGTTAATGATGCTTCCTTCTGGGTACAGAGCCTCGTCTTCAGAGGGTTCGCCTATGGTATCGAGGTCAATATCGATAATAGTCTTCTCTTCAGTTCCTTCTCCGTCTTCGTTTCCTGCATCGGGTGTAATTTCTTCTTGCGATGTATCTGCTGTTTTAAGCAGAGACTTTAGTGCATCAGTAGCTAGGGTCATGCCCTCGATAGCTGCTTCAACTGATTCTTTATTTTTCTTAGACAATACAGCGCCTGCTTTAGGTATAGTGAGGTTGGCTTCTTTAACCATCTCTGCTAACTGTGTCTTAATTTCTAGGGCGACAGCTTCTTTAGTAGAAGGTTCTTCTGTCTCGACAGTTTTATCTATAATTACAGTCTCATCTGGTGAACTAACATCTTTGATCTCAGCTAATAGCTCTTCACGAATAAAGCCTTTTAAGTCTGATTTCTTGAACATACTTTTAGACATTGAATCTTGTAAAGCATTTGCATTTGCCGGAACACCGCACACAGAAAATTCCATAAGTTCGCTGTTCTCAAACATCAAACCGTACTTGCCCATACCTAATTTTTCTTGCTCTTCTGGTGTAGACATGTGAAATTTTGTAGGATTAAAACCTACACTACCTGCTTTCATAAACCCAGACTGTGCCATCTTGAAAGCTTTGTCCGCATCTTCACTAACATCTTTGCCTGCGAAGAGGATGTTCATCTTGAGCTTTCCTTCAACCACACCCACACTAAGGGCATTACCCACAGGGAAAGAACCGTAATCGTGAAAACCCATGATGACAGGATTCTTTTTAAAGTTTTCAAGGTTCCACCCATCTTGTTTAATAATATCACCCATGCGATCTACTGACTCATCGGAGCATGTATAGACAAGAACTCTGCTCTCGTAGCCTTTTTTGTATTCAACGCCTATTTCTTTGCAAGCTTTTTGACAATCTTCCATGGACATCTGCACTGCAACCGGGCCTGCTTTGTCTGAAAAATCTCTTTGTTGTCCAGTAGCACCTTTTATTTTTAGGATTTCTTCAGGTTTCATTTTATCCCATTCGAACTTTTTCATACTATTTACTCCTTGTTTATGCTTGCGATGTTACAAAACATCTACAGTTAATAACATTGCCCGCACTAGCACTAGGGTCAAGCGGATACATAATTGTTTCACCATTGTTAAAACCAGTATCAATTTTAGCGACCTCTTGATCTAACGATGTGTGAGGGAAATCAGAGTCGCTTGCATTCCTAACTTTTTTATCGTCAGCCGTTTGCCATTTGATCTTAGTAATACCATTGGTTTTATAAATATTCATTCTTGTCTGAGAATGTATTGAATTTGATTCTGTCGTTGCAATAGTCTTAGAATTAATTCTTCCTGTATAAACTTTGTTGACTTCTTTCTTTACTAACTTAGCCGTAGCAGCAGTTCCAAGGCCTTGCTTCGTTGCTTTTTCGATTGCTTTAGATATAGCACTTCTAGCTGAGTTGAAAGTAGTTGTGTTTATAGATTTTATTTGTTTGACTCGTGATCTGAAAACAGTTTTCATTTGGGGAGATGTAACTTCCCAATCTCCAACACCATCAGTAAGCTCTATGCTCAAAACCTCAGCTTCTTTTTCAGCCATAATTATATACTCAGGCAACACTGCCTTTCCTAACCGTATATTCTCTGCTGCTTTAAAGCTTGTCAATTTTATTGGGTCTGGTTGGTTGTCTGCTTTGATTACTTTTACCGACTTATTGGCACTCGCCCATTTATCTACTTCGTCTAATATAAGATTTCTTTGCTCTCTTAGGTAGTTGTTTATTACTTTATGGAACTTTTTTTCGTCAGGTATTAAGACTTGATCTAAGTAAGCTGACTTCAATTGCTCTATCAATTCCGCATTCTTGGCTAATTTCCCAATGTCTAGCATCGCAGCTTCCACTGGTTCGATAGGTTCTGATTCTTCCTCAGTTGGAGTAGCGGCAGATGTAGGTTCCATTTCTGGGTCAGAAACGGGGTCAGGTTCGGGCTCTAACATCACTTGGTCGGCAGGTTTCAAAGATCCTTGCACTAATGCAGTTTGTAACCAGGGGTATTGAGCTATTGATAAGTTAAGCTCTAGCCGTTCATTTATTTCTGAAACAGGCACGAACAACTCTGCTAACTTTTTAGCTTGCTCTAACTTTTCAGTGAAATCTTGTGCAAGAGCCATCACTAGAGAGTAGTCAGTTTCTAATTTAAACCTACCGCCTTCAGCAAACTTGACCCACTGATTAGTGAACGCTCGCATGATACGTTGGTCTAAAGGTACCAATGTATTTTGCCAAAATGATTTATCAGCAGCTTTAGAAGTTGCAAAGTTAATATCTTCGTAGACACCGATGTTAAACTTAGGTACTCCATAAGCTGCTAGTACTTCTTCCCTAGTCCATTTACGCTGCTCAATAAATTCCATGTCCTTGTGAGACTGTTGGAACATCTGATACTTCACTCCGGAATGTAATAGAGCTATTTTACCAGCGTTGTCTTGCCCAGAATACTTTTCTTCGAAACTTTCTTTTATCTCTCGCCCAACTTCAGGCTGTAATTCAGCGTCAGATTCCAATACACCACCTAAGCTCGCATTGTTATCAAAGAATCTTTCGTTCAATGTCTGTGCTTTGAAATCTTGCCTTAAGCCTAACCTAGCCGCCCATATAGGGCTCTGTCCCCTCAATGGATGTGTCGGATCAACTAAATGTATTCTGATAACTTCATGAGGCTTGTATAGAATAGGAGGCTTTGTTTCATCGGGCCAGAACTTCCAACCCAATAAAGTTATACCATCCGATTTATCTACGATAGGAGTTACGAACTCATCACTGAATGGATAAAGCTCTTTAGGGATTTCCCCGCGCCTTAAATCTACTGGTCTATCAGTGAGAGATTCAGCGAAAATAAAACACTGGCCCCCTTTAGTTTTTGGAGTAGGTAACTGTAAATTTAGAATAACATTCTCCCAAAAAGTAGCACCTTCCATCAATGGGTTGGGGTTTTCGAGTAATGTTAATATAGGATTCTCGTCAATGAGTTCTTTTTCTGGGGTATTCCTAACGTCAAGAACTCTAGGTAGCGGTATTAAATTTGTCGTGATAGCACTTACAGCAGCATAAACCCATACATTATTAGCATAAGGATTTGCCATTTGCTCTTTGTTATCGTTTATTCTGAAGGAAGGGGTGAAGAAATTAGGTTCGCCGTTTGGGAAAATTGACCCGGCTTGCTTTGCAATTGTAGCTGTTATTTCTCTAAACATTGAGGCGGACATTGCTGCGGGAGCATCTGAGCCTTTTTTGTCTCTAAGAGGGTAAGTTTTAAATTCTTTCATATTATATAACTCTTCTTTTTCTGTTTACGGCATTGCCATGCGATACCCCACGCTATAATGGAGTCATCATGTTGCCCTTTATCGGCTTCGTACCTTCCGCCGTTATCAACGAAAGTTTTGCACTCAGCCAAGAATAATGCGTCATTGACTTGCATATATCTTTGCTCAAGTGCTTCATTAAGGCCATCAAGAAGCAGAGGCCTAGTAGAAGCATTAGTATGCCACCCAGGACGGTTCTCAGTTTTTTGTTGGCTGTACTTATCTTTATCAAGAGGTCTTTTCCTGTAAAAAACATTCTTGTAATGTAATGTATTGAGCACTGTGTTCATTACAGAGTGACCGTGGTTGTTTATTTCGCAAGCGAACATCGCACCATTGTAGTCTTTGCAGAGAGTTATACATTTTCTTGCAAATACCTCTGGCCTCCAACGACCTCTTAAAACTGCAACCTGCTTACCAGATTCTTTTTCTATTATGCCACAGACACTCATATCAGAATTAGCATTACCTTCTGACGTATCTGCTCCGGCACAATATTCTACATTGGGCTTTGGTCTTTCCCAAATAAGTAAATTATCGCCTTCGGTCAATGGTTTATTTAAATTTTTCATTAACCCGTCTATCATTTGCGGGTCGAAGAAGCTTTGGCCTCTTACTAAGAATGCTTGAACCCATGTCTCAGGATATTCTTGTAAGAATAGTTTTTTCAACTCATTAGACTTATCAGCGCGCCATATCATCTGAGCCATTGAGAGGTCGTACTCGTTCATAATTT